GTATTAGATTCAAATTTTAATTGTACTAAACGATGTTCAATACGAAGGTCAATTTTACCAGTAGTAGGATCAAAATAATACGGACCAGAATCTTCTTCACTATTGCTGTCATCGGCAAACTTACGACCTAAAATAGACATGGACATTGTGCCAGACTGCAAGAAGTTAGGCTCAATACGACGGAAATGCGTACGACGATTAACGCCAGTTAAATTCACTCCAGCGGCTTTACCAGCACTTCCGCTGATCCAACTAATATCACTGGTTGTAAAGCTAGAGTAAACTGCTACTTCACCGTTAACGCCAATTTCATTTTGGCCGTATTCATGTTGCCATAAATTAAATCCGCCAGTCAAATAGTATACGCTTGAACCAACAGACGCACTTGGTAAAATAGGATTATTTACAGTAACCAAAGTTACGCCAGGTGGTTTTACTGTAGTGTTATAAATATTGACACTAGAAGTAATGGTATAGGTATTACCATAACTGGTTGATGGCTGTAGTGTTACAGTATCACCAGGGCTAAACTGTGCGGTTTGGTCACCATATAAATAAAACTGGTTTGACGCTGGAGCCGATAAACTGGCTGGGTGTGCAATTACTTTATTTGGAAAGCCTAGAACAGGACTATAGTTCCAGTCAATCCAAATTGGATTAGGCAACAGCTCAGTGGTGTATCCACAAGAGCGTTGTGCTCCTACAGCTTGACCAGCATCGTACCAAATCTTATCTTTAACATTGTAGATAATTGCATCAGTACATTCTGTAGCAGTGCCACGAGGATAGAAGAACCAAATCTCATTGTAGCGTGGTACTTTAGTAGCCCACACTTTTTGACGCTGTTCGTAGTTAATATTGTCAAATAACCAGTTTACATTCTTGTCATTTGGCACTACTGCTACTGTGGCATTGTAAACATAAAAGCGGTCAATACCCATCCAGTAATACACGCCATCCATCTCAACAATAGCGTTAGATGACATAATGGAAATTTGACTAGATATAATGTCATAGTTCCAGTAAGTGGATGGTACAGTTCCAGCGGCAGTACCCGCTGAGTTAAATGTAACACGAATCAAACTGTCGGTTGCCCAAAACAAACCAGATGGTGAGTTAGTACCACCACGCATTGGCATGCCTTTAACAATCTTGGAACCAGCGACGTTAACTTGGTTAGCTAGTGGGCCATTCCAGTCATAAAAGTTTTGGCTGTTATAAGAACCACTAACATTGTTGTTTGCAATAAATCCGTGTGATCCATAAACAAAGATAAATGGATACAGAACGCAAACACCACCGTCTACTGCAATTGGTTTATACGTTGGGTTTTGACCCAAGCTATCAGATAAACCTGTAAATGTCCAAGTAGAGTTATTTGATGGGGTAATACTACCAACCAATACTTGACTTACTACACCGCTGTCGATGTTTGTTAAATTTTTAGCTGGGTGAGCAAATACAGATAACTGATTGCCTAATGGGCTAAACTGTGTATCAAACTGCCAGTTATTTAAAAACGGACCACTGTTTGGATCTGGTGTAAACACTGAGTTACTGGTAAAGTAAACTGTGTTAGGCGATCCAGAAATTGTATTGCCAGATACTGTTACGGTTGTGTTACCAGAAGCAAAAGTTGCAGTTGATACTTTAAAAGTTGTAGTGTTGCTTTGACTAAATATAACGCTACTGTTTGCTGGAAACGCTGATACAGCATTACCACTAATGACAATCGTGCTGTTTGCACTGTTGCTACTGATCACATTGGCAAACGCTGTACCTGGTAAAACAACAACTGGATAAGGACCACTACCAGTAGCAAATGTTGTGCCCGTGGTAAAAGCATCTAATTCTTTATAGTTACCAGCGAAGATGTAGTTAACACCGTTATATGGTTGTGAAACCATGCCACGATAGATACCCACTTGGCTAGTAAAAATAGAGCGGTAACCGCCCATCTTTTTAGGTGTACCACGCTGGAAACGACACCACACACCGTCTACATATTCTTGTGTTTCAAACTGCGTGCCATCCCGCTTTATACCCGCTGGCATTGCTAGGGTATAAATCTTGGTGTACTGCGTTGTATCTTGCTGAGTGTTATCAGCCGGCATTTTTAGTATGTCCCGCCGCTAATTAAGTTAGCAGTTAATGAACCAATAATATTTACCGCTGGTGCTGATGGATTTGAACCATCCATATTTATAATTTCAGTACCGTTAGCAGTTAAGCCCAATACGCCAGTACCAACAAGATACATACCAGTGGTAGTATCATTCGTAAAGGAGAATGCTGGTAATGATGCAGAACCGTTAGCTGCGTAAAACAAACCAGTAGATGCTGCAGTTAATGTGTAAAGATTTGTACCGTCACTTAATACAGTAAAAATATTACCAGCAGATAAAATTAAAGGCGGTTGTGAGCTACCTTGGTTTTTAAATGTGATGTTATAACCCGTTTGGTTAGTATTATTAACCAAAATGTAAATCTGAGTAATTGCTGGTAGTGTAACAGCCAAAGTTTGTGTACGGGTACCAGTCTGCGCAATATAAGTCTGAATAATTGGCGCATAGGATGTAAGGCTTAATGCGTTACTAGAAATAGTATCTACATCGTATGTTGCTGAGTTAAATGTTACAGCAGATGGAGCAACCCAACCAACCGTAACAAAACCACCAGCAACTGGATCATAAAAAATAAAACCAGAATCACCAGGATTGGTTGTAATACTGGCAGTTCCATTAATTGTATTTGGGTACACTGGAGTAATGCTTAAAGAACCAGTACCGTTATTCCTAAATCCAATATACCAACCGGTGCTTAATGACGATGTATTTGGCAAATTAAAATTACCAGCACCGCTATTCCAAACAAAAGTAGCGGCACGACTAGCATTAGTAATGTTAGGACTAGATGTTACATCAACTGTATTTTGTGTAGTAGCTAATTGACCATTAACAGTAGTTAAACCAGCACCAGCTAAAGTAGCTGCATCGGCAAACGATGTGCCAACACCAAAGGCTACATTGCCCCAAATGCCACCAGCGGAAGTGTTATCAGTAAGATAGAAATAACGAGCATTACCACTGGATAATGTGACTGAATTTGCGCCAACATAATCTTTGATTGTGACTGAATTGGAACCCAAGTTGCGGAACAAAATGTCCGCACCCACTGTACCTTGGTCAGCTTCTGGTAAATAGATAATAGAAGCATTAGCGTTAGAACTACCAGACACGCAGTCAATGATACGAGCAGCAGGAATTTCTCCAGTTGCTTGATTAACAACGGAAGGCCAATAGAGATTTGTTGGTGTGCTAAATGAGAGAGCATAGTAAGATACATCTGTTGGAGTAACAACAGTACCGGTAAAGGGCGATGTGTAAACTGGTGTAGTCATGTATTAGGGTTCCTGAACCGAAGTATTGCGATCCACACGACGAGCGTTGTCTTCTTTCTTAAGCGCTGCAAGTGCATCGGTGTAATATTGTTTCCAAACAGGCAATTTATCAAGTGCCTTCAAGTAGCCTTGAGCTTGTAATAAAGAACCATATAGCATTGCTTGTGGGGCAATTGCTGTCCACAAGTTTTGTTGGTTTTGTTCATCCAACGGCTGAATCTCAGCGTAGTAGATAATTTCTACTGGATATTTTTGATCTGGAGCTGGAGCAAAATTCCAATTACTATAGTCGTAATCAGAATAATATTGTGGCTGAGCGTTAGAAGACTCAGCCAAGTATTGAGCGATGTAGTCTTGACTACGAATGAGCATTGGCTCACCATTTACCTTCATGGACACAGTTTTGCGCCAGCGAGCGGGTTTATTTAAAATGGTTTGGTTGGTTGCCAAGTTCGTCTCGACAACAATTAATTGCATATAGGTTTTTAATTCAGCAGCAATAGAAGATTCAGCCAACGCAATAAGGTTGGGAATCTGAGCAATAAAGTCAGCGTCGTTACGCTCCATGTATTGCTGGATATTAAGTACTAACGAATCATAAGTCATTACAACAGCCATTTATTACCTCGTGTAGTAGCTTATGTTAGGTTGGAAGTAGATAGGTGACTTATCACGATCTTCTTCTTCAAATTCTTGACGTGCAACAAGCATCATCTTTTCCAAGTAAGTTACCCGATTAATATCCACATTAGGCAACTGCATTGCTAGTTTATGGGATAGGGCTGCTTGGAAATAAGGGATGGCACGATCTGGCATGTACAGATCGTTTGTTAATGAACCAACATCTTGGGGTTGTAGTTCCAAGATGGTTTCAAAAATTTGGAAATTGTTGTTTGGCACTGGCCACAAATACATCTGTGGATCGATTTGACGATTAAACCAGTATTGCAAAGAGCGCTGACTATTGAACTGCTTGTTAGGCAAATCAAAATAGTCTGTACGATTAAGGCGTGCTAATGGAATAACTTGCTGGCTTTGAGCAAATTGAATAGCACGCAATGAATAGGTTGAGGTAGTATTACGGTTTTGCAAACGATAGTAGTAGAACTGCTGTGTTGCATTAATCTGGTAATACTGCCACTGAAAGTCTGATAATGTTACAGAATCAAAAGACTGCCAAGTTGTCCAGTTAATACCATCGTTACTTACCTGTAAATCCAATGAGTAAGTTGTGGTAGTGTTTGGAGAATAGGCGTTAAATCCAACATAAAACACACGAGTCTGTTGACTATAGGACGCACCAAAATAGTTTTCAGACAATGTGGTTGTTGCATGTAGGGATAAATCAGAGTTGCTTGTTTGATTAAACAACGCTGGAGCATTGGCATTATCTAGTGGCAAAGCAGCAGAAATGCTTGGGTTGACTGCATATACCCAGTTTACTTCCAAAATATCGACTGTGTTTTTAGGCATGGTCAAATATTGTTGGTTAGTCTGAGCACCCAACACTTCTACTTTTTGCAACCAAATATTAATGCCACGGTTTACTGAGTTTTGGAGGATATAAAATAACGCCTGTTTACCGGCGTTGATGTACTCAGGCGTGATTTCCTCAGCCGTTTTTCCTGCGTCACGATAGGCGTAGGAGATCAGCTGATCAATATTAACTTGTGTTTGATTGTAAGTACCTGAGTACGCCAAGATTATCTTCCTCTGCCAGAGACACGCTTAGGTAAAGATTTTACTTTTACGCCAGTGTCTGCTTTGTTGAACTCTTTGGCTACTTTAGTTGGCACACCAACCTTTTTTGCAAACTTAGGGTTGTGTGCCGCAGCAGCCATCAAACGCTCTTGAGCTTGTGATTTAGATGGCATATTAGCAAACCTTTTTGCCAGCTTTATACTTGTTTGGCATTTCCTTAGCGCCAGATGGAGCCATTGCGGCTTTACCAGACTGCTTGCTCTTAATCATAGCAACAGCATCACCCGCTGGTTTGTTCTTTTCTTTTTCTACATCAGAACCACGGAATGCTGGCTTTTCGCTTGCTTTAGAAGGAGCGGCTGCTTTAGTTGGTTTGATATCTTTGGTCTTGCGGATGTTATCCAAGTCACCAGAAGTCTTCTTGTTGCTGTACTCATTATCAACAGAGCCACCAACTTTATACTTACGAACAGATCCGTCTTCTTTTTTAGAACGACCACCTTTACGCAATTTGATTTCTGTTGGCTCTTTGTGGTGTTCAGCTTCATCGTGCTCTTTAAAAGCTTTCTTGATGAGGGCTTTGTCTTGTTTCAAATCATCTTTGCTGACATCACCGCCTTTTTTGTATGAACCACCGCCACACATTTTTTCAGCTTTAACATGCTTGCCTTCTTTAAAGCATTGCATCTTAGGTAGTTTTTTGAATCCGTCTTCCATAATATTCCTCGAGGTTAAATTAAAAGTGGAGTGATCAGCTCCTAATACTACTTATGCACAAAAATGTGGTTTTATGCCCCTAAAAACAAGGCTTTTTCAATTCGTCTTCGATTGATTAAATCCGCTGGTTTATTCCAATTTAAAAAAGCGTTACCAGCTTTTTTAATATCGCCTCGGTTAAGGTGTCGAATTACTTCAGATTTAACCATATTGTCTGGGCCTATGTTATGGCATAGACTCATTAAAGCATCAGCTTGCTCTCTAGTCACAGTCGTGTTTAGATTGGTTTTAAGGGCTGTAGAGCACTTTTCTAGGTCACGGTATAGGATACCCCTTACCTCATCCTCAGAAAGCCTCCTATCCATTAAATAAGCCTCCTGTGACTTAATATAATGACCAATGCCTATTGTCCAGTTTCCTTGACTATCTTGATAGGCTTTATAACTCTTGCCTTCAAAATGCTCAATCAAATCGATGGTTGATTGAGCTACCCATTCAAACTTGGTTTCGTAATCTTGTAGCCAGTTGGCTAGTGGATCGTAATTCACTGCACCAAACGAAACACCTAATGCACAAATGCAGGACGCAATTATCCTTATCATGGTACCTCCTATCTGCTTTTACTGCAAATATTAGGCTGCTTTGCCTGATAAAAAGAGAGTTGCTTCTGCATGGCGACGCTTGAGTAAGCCAGCCATTACATGTCCGCCAGCTTTATCCCATTTAAGGAACTCTTCTGCCGCACCGTCAAAATCACCCTCGTTAACCTTTTTAAGCAAGGTGGAATGATTAAGGTTGCCGCAGCCGCAATTAAATGCAAAATCAACCAGGGCATCAAACTCTTCTTGAGTGATGTCAGTGGTAACGTGAGCA